CTGGGGCTTTAATACAATCTACCCCTATTTGCTTTAATTGCGATTTATAATCGTTACTTAAAGCACTTCCAAATGTTCCTTCAAAATGTGTATTTTCTTTAGGCTTTCTTTTGAATATGTTTTTCATATTTACTCAATCTCCGATATTGGTTTTATTGCACCATATATGCTTGGCGTGTCAGAATAGTGTATTTTGTACAATTCAAGCAAACTATCATTGACATAAACATAACCGTTGCCGCTTGTTATGGGGCTATTATGCAAGAAACCATATAGCCCAGCAATAAGATACTCGCTACGGATAATTAGCGTTTCTAGTGCCTTTAAATCCGCTCCTACAATTCCATTACCATAACTGCTAGATAGACTGTTTACATCAATGTGTTTAATCTTGTCGTAGCCTAATTTCTCATTGTACGAATCTACATACAAATCAACGCAAGGAGCAACAAGTTTTTCTAAATTTGGCAATGGCATATTGCTAGTTTTAAGGCTTGGTTTAATTGAACCATTGCATACTATTTTCAATTTCTTAATATCTAACTCGCTGTTCATCTTATCAAGATTTATATTGCTATCACTACAATATATGATTGCATCATACTCTAATATGCCTAAATCTTTCTCTTGCAAGCGTTTGGCTTCGAGTTCGATGTTTTCTTTGGTAATAGGAAGTCCTTGTAGTGCAAGGTTTGCAGGAGCTATAAATTGATAATATTTTAATGTTTTTTGCATAGTATCCCCCCTATTGTGCTACATATTCACTCAATGGTTTTATAAGTCCAACAACTGAAGCAAATTTGGTTTCGGACTTGTAGTCATCCACCAAACTATCAGGAACATATATGTTTTCTATACTAGATGTTGTTTCATCGTTGTTTGATGATGTTACAAACGCTCCAGATTGAATAGAGTGACCACTTGGATAATAAGGCGACCTAATAATTATGTTTTTAAGGTTAGTACAAGCCCTAAAACAACCATTATATAGGTCTAAAGCTCCATTGCCCATAAACTCTATTGTGTCAACATTTAAATTAGATATAGCCCTTTCTCTTAGTATTGTTGCACTATCTGTTGTATTACTAAAATTACTAGAACCAATTTTTATATGAGTTGTGAGATTGTTGTTCGATAGGTTATCTCTAACAACATTACCAAATGAAAATACTTGTTCCCAATAAAGAGTGGTATCAGTTATTCCACTACCAGAACCATACCTTAGCATATATACACTATTATTAGAGTAATATCTAGTTGTTTCGCCAATATATCTAACAAAGTAATAATTGGGTCTAGAGCTAAGATTGAATATGGCTTCCATTTCTTCTGGGGTAGACAACTCTTGTATTCCCATCATTCTACCATATATAATATTTCCGCCATTAACAATTGCTTGTTTGTCAAAAATAATGTCTTTTTCGGTAGCTGGGTTTTGCAAGCCAGAAGCTTTCACTAATTTTTCAAGCCCTTTATCAGTATATTGGTAAATGGCATAATCGTAGCCTTCCACACCATTAATACGATATACACCCATATCCCAATTTTGGCTTAAAAGCTCTTGTACTTCTTCAAGCGTAGTTAGCGTAATTGGGTTTTCTCTACTTCCCGCAAGCAACACACCTTTGCTATTATAAGCATACTTGTTAATTGCTATATCTTTTTCGGTTGCTTCCGCATCAATGGGAATTGGTGAAAGCTCAATAATAGGATTTGAGTATTTAAACGTGATTGGGTTGATTACTTCTGTGGTCGCATTACTAAACGAAAGAATCTCTACAAGGTCGCTTGATAGAGAACCATCTGCAATATACATAGGCATACATATATATGATTGACCTTCACTTTCGGTCATCATATTCATATTGCAATAGCCCATAAATATAATCATAATGTTGCCATCTTGATATATAGTTTGTGGACCACCATTGTTAGCGTCTACTCCTATCATTGTCATGCCGTTCATATCCAACCAAGTTGAAGCAACACTTTTTACTTCGCCACCATTGATTGTGAATTTAATGTTTACTGCTTCGTTTGCTGAAAAAGGCGTGTCTAAAGGAGTGTCGTAAATTTTTAAAAACGCACCCATAGAACTATCAAGTGTGCTTTGGTCGAATAGTGCAATATTTCCACCGTCTTTTTTCACAAGGTAAATTGCACCGCTAGTATATGTGTCGGTACTCTCGCCAACATACTTTGCGTACTTGCCTACATTGGCTTCTACCTTAAACGCTTCCATTTCTTCAGCGGTAGATATTTCGGTTATTCCACCACCACCGCCACCACTACCAACATTGTCGATAGCAAGCACAAGGTTGTCAAGGTTCTTGTTTCCGTCTATTTGCACGCCTTTACTTTCTAATTTATCATATATAGAAGTAAGGTTGGCTTTAAGTTTGTCTAATAATTCTTGAGTAGTTGCCATATTACACACCTTCTCCTTCTATGATATTAGTTAGTTCGGTATTGATATTGTCTATGTCACTTGCCATTGCGTAAGCGTCTATTTGACTTGCGTAGGTAGACCAATCGGTTGCCGTTTTATATGTTTCAAAATATTCAAATGGAACTATAATTTTACCGCTCGTAAAATGACGGCTCCCACTTTCCAATGTTGGCTTTTTACCTAAAAACTCAAACACTTTTATCTGCCCACAATCACTAAAGCAAGAACTCCCTATTGATGTTACACTCTTAGGAATTATAACCCTTGATGATATGTAACAATTAAAAAATGCACTTGAGCCTAACGTCTTTACAGTATTAGGTATATCTACACCCGATAATTTGCCCGCAAGTCCACCAAACGCAGCAGAGCCTATCTCCGTTATATTACCATAAAATTTAATTATAAATGGGTTCGATGCGTTTGTTGCCGATGTATATTCGTGACTATAAGTGGTTAAGTTTGTAATATCTTCTAATTCGCTACCATCGCCCCAATCAACAAGAATTGCATCTTTTATATTTCTAATAGTAATAGTTTTGTCGGTATTTCTAATAGAAACATAAGCAATTAGGGGTTCTCCGCTTGGCTCGGTACTGCTTCCACCGTTTTCTCCATTCTTCGCTCTAACATTTACGCTTTCTTCACTTCCGTCAGTTTTCTTGAAAGTAATAGGAGTAATGGTATAGCCTTCTTCTTCATAACTTTCGCCACTTATGATTTCGCTTATGCCTACGCCGTCAGTGCCATTTTCTCCATCGATACCATCATTGCCTTGTGCTTTTATTCCAGTATCTACTTCGCCTATAAACCAATTACCATTACCGCCAATATGGGGAGTAATACCATTTTCGCCCTTATCGCCTTTCGCAATAAAGTCTAGTGATTCCCAATTAAGTCCGTTGTTATACGATACTTCCCACTCAAATGTAGACTTGTTTATTCTTACTTGGGGAGTGATACCATCAGTACCAGCATAACCCATTTCGCCTTGTCTACCCCTAGGAGCAATAAAGGTTGAAGTAGTGCCATCGTCATAAGTTTGTAGATAAATATATCCACCGTTTTCGTCTTGACCTTGCAATACTTGGCTTACAAGTTTAGCACCTGTCGCTCCTTTTTCGCCTTGCTTGCCTTTAATATTACCTATAAATGTTTTATTTACAGCCATATTGTAATCTCCGTTAATCAGTTTCGGTTAGTATATAAAAATCACCAGTTTCTTCGTCATATTCAAATTTCGCTTGTGTATCTTCTGCATTTGAATAAGCATATAAGTTTCCTTCTCCGTCTACTTGTAAAGTAAAGAAACCGCCTAGTGGTGTTGTTATGCCGTTCGCTCCGTCCTTGCCATCTATGCCATCTCTGCCGTCAACTCCGTCTTTTCCCTTTAATGCTCCACTATCTATCTTTTGAATGATTTGTGTGTATACATCGGGAAGTGGGTCTTGCGGTAGTCCTGTACTGCTTAATGCCGATTTCTTACAAGGTACGGTTGCATTTGTAGAAGTTCTTAAATCGCCTGCATATACACCTATTTCTACCTTTGTTGCGTTTAGAATAGGTGGTATGCCACAAATATTGCCTGCAAATACAACTTCAACGCTCGTGTTTTGGCTTGCGTTTTTGTATGTAAATATAGCCGTCTTTGTGTGGTTATCTTCCCACTCATCGTCAAAATCAAAATCAACTACATAGTCTTTGTTTTCGCAGACTATGTAATCGTCATAATTTATGCGCTTGGCTATTTTGTCTTTTACTTCTATTTTTATTGTCTTTGCCATTGCTTCTCCAATCTATGTTAATTCTTCAAAGATTGTACTTGTTGCTTTAATTGCTCTATTTGTTCTTGCTGTTCCTTTATCGCTCCAATTAGGAATGGTACTAGGTTTGAATACGCAAGTGTTAGTTTATTTTCTACATCGGAAGGCTTTTTAGCAAGGTCGTAAAAGTTGTCATTGACGATATTTGCGTAATTATCCGTGCCGTATATATCTACCATTGCTTGTTGGGTTTCTTGTGCAAGTAAACCTATTCTACGGCGTGAGCCTTTCAATGTTCCGTTTGCGTGTGCCTCTTTGTCATAATTACACATTCCATATTTACGGAAAGTGTCGCTCTTTTTATCTTCCTCTCTTATGTATTCTTCGCGTGGATTTGATACAAAAGTTACAGGCTTTAATTTTTTGATAAAATCAAGAGATTTATATACCTCTTTTATATCTGCTTTGTCGCGTTCATCGGAAGTAACAGTTAATGCAACATCTGCTCGTAATACAGATATACCGTATCCTAATTGCATAGTTTGCGTATCAGTTATGCTTGTTCTTGCACCGCGCCCAATCGCCGTAGAACGCAATCCGTCCGCGATTGCTCCATCTCCTAATGCAGTTGCTTCGGGGAATTTTTCACTTAACCCCACTCCACCTGCGGTTGCGCCTGCCCCGACTGCCGTACAATCATTGCTCCACGCAAACGCGCCAGCGCCTACCGCAACAGTACCTGTGCCATAAGCACCGCCACCACCTCCAACAACCGTACAGTTAGTAGCACTACTATGTATCGTGGTGTCATTACCTAATACAGTTTTAACAGTTGTTGGTGATTTATAATAACCTGTGAGCGCGCCTGTTTCGCCATTGACACTTGATACACCGCTTCCTACTGGCACTACAAATTGCGTTGTTGTTCCATCATCAAAGGTTTGAAGATACCTATAACTTCCATCGGAATCTTCGCCCACAAATTCTGTTTTAAGTATTTTTGAACCTGTTAGTCCTCTCTCTCCTTGAAGGTTAGCGGATTTAGTTCCATCTGGAGTTGTTACAGATAAAACAGTTCCTTCCCAAGTAAAAACAGGTGTCGCCCCATTAAATTCGCCGTTATTAGCCCTTTGCTCAACGCTAGTTGATTTAGTAAGTGCGGTTTGAGCATCTGCTTTTGCTGCGTTTGCCGTTTGCATAGCGGTTTGAGCGTTTGCCAACGCTGTTTCACTTCTTGATTGTGCAGAACTTGCCTTTTCAGATGCTTGGTTTGAGGTTGACAAAGCGACAGGAGCATCCATAAGTCCTTGTTGGATTTGCGCTGCGGATAGTTGTAGCACAACAACTTTTCGCGTTTCATCTCTTATTGGATTATTTGCCATTGCCTATCTCCTTGCCTTACTAATATATATAATATACTATGTTTATTTATTTGTCAAGACTAATTTATTTTATTTGTCAGGTCGCCTGTTGAAGCAAATCTGTTGTTAATAAATCTAACAGTTTTAATTACATTTGAAAGTTTATACTTTAATTCGTCTTTCAAATAGCCTATTTCTATTGAGCCTTCGTATGGCTTAAAAACTTCATACTCGTGTCTTACAATTCTTAACAATGTATTGCTTCCTACTAGATTGTCTATAACCATAGCCATATCTCCAAGACCAAATTCTTCGTGGCTATATTCGGGTAATTGCCTTAAATCTACTGCTTTACATTGGTATGTATATCTTGGCTTGCAAGTTTCAGCCATTTGTTCTAACCCCCAATACAAAAGCATTCTGTGGGATTTATTTATGCTTTCTGCATTTGTTGGGTCTAAATGTATGTCTGTATTAGTTCTTATTTCGGTACTTTGTATGCGGTATTTAGATTTTTCTTCTTCCGTTTCATAGTACCAATCACTTGCATCTATATATTTTACTCCATTTGATTCACCATTTGTTGCTAAACCTAGGTCTAAATCAAAGCCGTTTCCTTTTAAGTAAAGTCTATTAACAATTTTGTTGTTAGTAGTTCTCTTTACGCTTTCAAGGTTCTTGCCGTATCTTATTTGATAGCCTTTGTATTCTTGCCAAGTTTTTGGGTTTCTAACGCCTATGGTATGGTTTACACTATCAAACACAATTATTGCCTTATACATTTTTTCTAGTTGGCGCAATAATGATAATACGCTACACTTTTCCCCATCGGCTTCTAAACTGTATATCAGAGTTTCAGGTTCTTCGTTTTCCATATAGTCAGCAAAGAAATCGTCAACCTTTACCCTTGCTTCTTCTTGGCTATATTCTTTGTCTGTAATTCTATATCCGTCTATATCTGAAAGAATATAACCAGTTGAATCTTGATAAAATCTGCTGATACTACCAGCATCTAAATACCATTTATCATTGTTGCCCCAATCCGCATAAGCAAGTATTGCATATATAGCGTGTCCTATTGTTCCGACTTCAAATGGGTTTTCTTTTGGAATACGAACATTTGTTCTTGTTGTTTCATTCTCACCAGAATATGGTAGTATTCTAACAATATGAGTATATGCAGTTACATCTTCTTCCGTATATGTTCCGTTTTGAAACCTGTTGTTTCTTTCCGTTGCTTCAGCCCCTACAAATTCGTCATAGTTTATCATACTGCAAAAGATATTATTTAGTTTAACAAAACTTTCGTATGCGTTTATTTCATAATAACTTTTTCCGTCTTTGTCGCGTGAAATATCAATGGCATTTTCATTCGTATTTATAATGAACTCTTTGCCATCTACAATAAACTTTGAATCTGGTTCAAGATAATCAATTTTTTCATTAGGTGTAGGAAGTTTAATGGTTAAAGTGCTTTCTGCTTCAAGCGTAGAATTTATTTTAGCACTAACAACATTGTCGCTTTGGGGAGATAAATAAAAAAGCGGAGTTACACCATCGAACTTCGTTACTTTGATATATTCCGCTTTCTTGTATGCCATAATTTATTCTCCTTATATGCCATAACCTGTATAAAATACGCCGACACTACCATTATTTGTGCCTTCGCTTGAAAATGTTATCTCTATATCTCTTGCGCTATTTGCTTTTATTTTAGTAAATATCTCATTGTTTGTACTAAATAGCGGTAATGCGTTTACCCTTGTTGCAGGAGTTGTAGTAATCTTTACCGCCGTCATTTTTGTCATATCAATGATTATGCCTTCTCCGTCTGCAAGTTGTTTATTTTCTCCAAGTTCTATAATAATTGGTTGAACTCCTGTTGTCGCAGATTCTGGGTCTGTAATTCTAATGATAGGATTATACAATGCGCCAGTTATTGATACCATAAAACCGTTATCTACATTTTGTTGGTTTATTATTGTTATTTTCCTTGTTAGGTCGATTGAAGAATATTCTTCTTCTCTTGATACACTATTCATTTCGTAGCCATAAGCATCAACGGCTATAAGCGTTATTATAGTTTGAAACCAACCTGCGTATTCCACAAACTCAATATTCTTATAGAGTTTTACATTATAGTAGATTTGGCTATCATTTCTTTCGCTAGTAAATCTCTTGGTATCTCCCATTACAAAGAAATCTCGCAAGAACTTTTTTTGCTGTACTATTTCGTTTAGTGTTAAGTTTTTATTACTCCACAAATCAATAGTAATAACCCTATTTCCGTATTCTGTTCCAAAATCATATCCACCATTTTTACCACTTATTTCTATAATGTTTTGTTTTAGTTCTGGTAATAGCGGTATTTTGGTCGTTCTTGGATTATATCTAAAATTATATGTGTTTTCGCCGTTAAAAAATAGTTTATTACCGTCTGATTGTAATCTTATATCGACAGGTGGAAGTATTATTTCTTCCAAAAAGTCAGCCTCATCAAAAAGCGAAACAAACTTTATTTCGTTTGAATTCGCTTTTTCATTACTATTATATTTTGTTGATATATTATATACTGCCATTTTAACTAATACGCTTAAACATATAACAAGTTATGTACGGTTGTAACAAACTAAATGCTTGACCGCCACCTGCATTTTGGTTAGTAGCAGTTGTTGCGTTTATTTTAGGCTGTGAATAAGTTGTTTGTTGATTATAATGCGTTGTTTCCGAATTATATGTTGTCCAATTATATGATTCTGATTGGTTTGTCTTAAATGAATCTGCCACACTTCTATCTGAATATAAATGGTTGTGGCTTTCTTGTGTATGTGTGTGAGGATTTTGTATGTGCGTATGTGACGGCATTTGGTCTATAGTTAATGTTACACTCTTGTTGCCACCTTCTTTTCCAGCGGTAGCAAAATCGCTATCGGAAGTATTGACACCGACAGGAACTTTGCCTTCTCCCCAAGAAGTCCATTCCCCACCTAAAAATGTTGATGGATTTGTACTATTAGCACTCATATAAATACTACCAACAGGGTAGACCATTTCTAGTAGTGCCGAAGCAAGTTCTTTATATGCTCCGCCTTTTGCCCTTATCTTTTGCGCATTTTCGGTATTTTTTACTGTGGTTGTACCGTTTTTAATATTGCGAATTTCAAGGTCTTGAACATTGTCTTTTTGTTCTATATCTTCTATTCTCTTGCTTTTAGTGGTTGCAAAATAACCTGAAACTGTAACTACCGCACTCACAGTTTGTTGGCTATTAAATAATATAGCATTATTTTGTACAACTTGATATGTAGTTGAATCTTGCACTTGCCCATCTATGCTTACTGCCAAGTTTGCAACATTAAAGAATAGGTTTTCTAATGGTAATTCATAATATCTATTATTATATGTTACTTCATTAGCATAATATGGTTTTGCGACTAGATTTACAGTTTTTTCTTCTAGTTGCATATTCAATGTTTCTTGCAATGATTGTATAGCACCATACGCAGCGTTCATATCTGCGCTATAAAGAGCCGTATCAGTATCTCTCGGCGATGAAAATCCTATTTGCCTAAAATCAGTCTTTGCCATATATATCTCCTACTATTGTATACTTATAGCAATGGTTATGTTTACAATACTGCCTACATTCTTGGTAAATATCTTATCGCCCAAGTTCCTACAATTTAGCAATGTGTTTTGAGTATTAACATTTCTGACTATGCCAAAACTATTCCATACGCCGTTTGCTTTGTCGCTATAAAATGTTGTAGAAAACAATAATGCAACATCAAAGGTATCTCCGTTTGAGTTGTATATATAGTTTTCTTTAATTTGCGGATAGGCAGATAAAATAGGCTGTCTACCTATTTCATTTTCTAGCATTGTTTGAGTTCTAGGTGTGGAAGAAATTGTAGATGAACTTATTGCTATAAAGGTTGTATTTTTATTAAAAGGCTGGTCGCTTAAACCACCAAGTAGTTCTAGTATCGCTCTTGAGCCATTTTTTGTTAATGCGTTGTTTTCAACCACGAAAGAATTGCTAACGATGTTTTTCTTATAATCTTGTTCGTTAGCATATTCTTTAATTGTGGTTGCAATTCGCCATTTTGCTTGTTCGTGTCTTGACATATTTTTCTCCTATGCTTATTATTATATTACAATGTTTTTTGTTTGTCAATATAATAATTATTTTAATTGCCGCTTGCAGCACCTATCCCTTCGATTACTCCATTGGCAAAGGTCGCTCCGACATCAGCATCGGTATCATTGTAATTGTTTTGAGTTTCTATGGTAAAGTTTACTATCTTTAGCCCATATTCAGTCTTTAGACCATCTAGCATTGTTTTCAAATCAAGCCCAAACGCCGTGGCTATTTTGCTATTTGCTTCTTTCATATAACTTTCGTATGTTTCTGCAAAGTTTTCAACTTGTTCTTCTTTTAATATAGAATAATCGCCTGTTGCTAAAGCATATTCTAGTTTTTCTTTTTCCGCTTGTATTGCTTGGTCGTATTTTGCAAGTTCAGCCTCTCTTTGTTCATCTCTTGCAATCTCTGCAAGTTTTTGCATACTCTCATAGTCGCCACGAGCGCGTAATTCGGCTTTCTCTCGCTCTTTATCTTCCGCCTCGTAACTTTCTTCAAGAGCGTTCTTTTGCTTGTTTAATTCGTCAATTTTAAGGTCTGTTATCTTCTCTGCATAATACTTCTCTTTTTCATAGTTTTCTGCTATGAGTTTTAATAAAGCATTGTAATATGCAATTTCATTTTGCAAGTTTTCTTTTGTGGTTTCGCGCAAACCTTCTTTTATTGTTGCGTTTCCGTTTTCGTCATAGTTATATAACTTGTTTTGTATCTCTTGTAGTTTTTCTTGTATTTCTTTTGTTTGCTCCCCTTGTAGCCTATCATAAAGTTCGTCAAGAGCCGTTTTCATATCTCCGTTAGAATCTACAAACGCTTTTGCTACTTCGGGATACTCGTCAAATATAGTAAGCCATTCATCAAATGAAGGCATACCGCCATCTGCAAGTTTTTTCATTGCGTTAAACACATTATTGATTCCCTTTTGTGTTTCGTCCAAACCCTTGTTAAATTCTTCAAGGCTGTTGAGTGTTCCTATGGCTTCGTTTTCAAAATCATTAGTAATTCCAGTTGCATCATTAAGACCGTTTTGATAGTCTACTAAACTATCTACTACTTTTTGTATTTGCTCACTTGTAAGACCTAGTGTTGTTCCATATTTGTTTACTAATTCTGTAATATCTTCAACGCTTGTGTATACATTACTATCTAATACTGTTTTTAGCGTTTCCGTTGTATCGCCAATTATATCATAAGACTGATATTCCGCTAGGTCTTTTTGTAATTGTTGTAGCATTTCCATTGCCGCTTTTTTATTTTTGTTTGATGCGGCAGAGTCGTATGCTATAAACTTATAAAGTTCTATTGCTGCATTAAGTTGTTCTTCAAATGTTCCTTTAGTATCATCTAGTTCAAACTTTGCTTTTCCACCAATCGCTCGTGAAGTATCACTTTTAATTCCTATTTTATATTTTGCATATAAAGACTCTTGAACGGCTTTTGCTTTTGCATTTGCTTCACCCTGTTCTGATACCAATGCAGAAACCATCTTTGTTCTTTGCTCGTCATATTTGCCGTTAACCAAGTCTACATAATCTGCTTCATCTTGAATGCTTTTGTTTATCTTTTCTTGCAAGTTGAGCAATTCTTTTGCTATTTGTGCTGTGTTTTCTTGAGTTCCATTTCCGCTTTCAAGTGCTTCTTGTGCTTCTTTATGTTTTTTTGAAAGTTCGTCATAACTTTCTAAAGCATCTTGAAACGCTTGTGCTTGTTCCCTTGCGGCATTAGCAGTATCTTTGGCATTTTCAACGGCTTGTAGTGCATTTTCTCTTGCGGTTTTTTCAGTATCTTTTATATAATCCCACAGTTGAATAACGCCATTCATTATTTCGCCTACAACAAGACCAATACCCATCGTAAACACAGTATTAACAACCGCGCCTGTTGCTTTTGCAACACCGTTTAAAACTTTCATTGCAGCAGATGAAGATAGTATGTTTTGTCTTAAAGTGTTAAATGCGGCGGCAGAAGTTGCTCCCATTTTACTAACTTGCATACTATTTTGTAACCATAGTGTGCGTTCTTCTTTGAATTGTACAGACATTGCTTTCGCAGATTTTATTACATTACTTATTCCTTGTTTCCATTTAGTGTTTATTTGCAATGAAATTCCACTTGCACTTACTTCTACAAGTTTAAGATTTTTCCCGAACAAAGACAAACCCAGAGCGGCGGCGGTTGTTGCCGTGGGTATTAGACCAAATGTACCTACTATTTCCTTTATGCTTCCTACTGCTCCTGTTCCAAACTTTATAAAACTTTCTAGCAAATCGTACAACCCTGCATCTGCTATCGCCATTTGCAGTTCTAGTATAGTAGAGTTTAGTTGCTCTTGCTTTGCTGCAATAGTATCCATATACTTTTCTTGCAATGTTTGTGAATACCCTGTTGCACTAGCAATATCTTCTAGTTTATCTTCGTACTCGTCCATTCCGTCAAGCAACGCAAGGAATATGTTTTGGTTACGAGTTCCAACCAAATTTCTTAAAGATTCGGCTTCTTCAGCTGTCAATTCTTCTGCGGTTTGCAGGTCGGTAATCATACTTTCAAAGAAACTTTCAGATGCTTCTTTGTTGTTTTTCCATACCACAGACAAGTCTTTGATTATTTCAATCAATGGGCGCATTTGGTTTCTTGTTTCGTCAGTATAAAAGTCAACGCCAAGTGCCGCTAGTTTTTCTGCATTTGCCGTTCTTGACAAGTATACCATCATTGAATTTGCCGCAGTACCAACAACATTAGCAGTTCTACCACTTTCTACTTTCATTGTAGTAAGTAGTGCAACCAGTTCGTCAAAACTCAATCCTGCCGTCTTTGCCGCGCTTGAAGAACGAACTAGCATTTCTACTAGGTCGCTTGCATCAAGTGCCGTTACATCAGCCATTTTCGCAACTTTATCTAGGACATCAGCCATATCATTTGCTTCCATATTCCATTGCGCCATAATACCTATCATTTTGGTAGTTACTTCTTCGCTCTTTAGTTGTTGCGTGTTCATACCAAGAATAGATACTCTTGTTGCTTCTAGCGCATCTTCTGCGGTGTAACCTGCTCTTGCCCATTCAAGATAAACATCACTAACCTGCGTAAAACTTGTGCCTAAATCTTTTGCTAATTGAATTAGTTTTTGGCGATATTCGTCAACAGAAAAAGCCGTGTCACTCATAACACGGTCTATTGCAACCATACGCATTTCTACATCTTTGGTCGCTTCTATCGTTTCATTAAAAAAGTCGCCTATTTCTCTATAAATAGCACTTGCTGCAATCCAACCAAGGCGATTAGCCATCATTGACTTAAAATCGCCGTTTGATTGTTCTAATGATTGCTTTTCAAGCATTCTTTCATAAGCAAGTTGCTTTTCTTTTTGTTTTGTTCTCCATGCATCAAGTGATATTTGATTTTTGCGTGCAAATTCAGAAACTCTTTGTTCGCCTTTGATTCGGTTGGTTTCAATTTGAACTTGAGCCTTCGCATCTTGCTTTGCTCTAAATGTAGCAATTTGAGTTATTTGCTTTTCGGTTAATGTTACATCCCCTTCGGGAAGTTTAATATGTAACTTTGATTGTATTTCCGCGCTTGCTTCGTCAACAGCATCGCGTAGGGTTTGTAGTTGATTAAGACCTGTTGCTAAATCAAAACCTATGCTTGCTATATTTTTAGTCTTAACTGCACCTACACCTTCGCCCATTATATACTCCTATTCTAACTTTTTTTCATTTTGGAAATCGTTGCCGCTTGCATTGTCGCCATTGCCTGCATTTCCATTTGTATTGATAATTGCTCTTTTCTTTCTTTTCTATCAAGATAACGCCAGTTGGAATTGAAAGCCTTAATTTGCGGAAAAGTAAGTTCTTCCATATCTTCTATCTTGTATGCCCCTTTGCTGTTTCTAATGAAATCAGCAAAGAGAGATACATAGTCTGGTTTTACTTTTACCTTTTTTTCGGCACTACCACCGCTTTCATTGTGGCGTGCCACAATCATCCCGATATTCTTAAAATTGACTTGAGCATTTTCTCAATATCGTCTATATTCCATTCTTCTTCGTCTACCATTTTATCAAACAAATTATTTTTGCCATCTAGGTAAACATACTTATCAATTATTTCTTTAATAAGTTTTAGATTTTCTTTTGCCTTTTCCCCAGAATATGCTAAATACGAACTCTTGATGAACATATTGTCGTACTTGCCTGTCATTGCTTCCTTTACGCTTATGCCTTTAATAATGTATATCTTTCCATTGATATACTCTTTATCTTTGCCAAATACTTCTGCAATACTGCTTTCGGGGTTAGGACATACATCGAAAGTTCCTTCATCGTCAATTATTTCTATCCACTCAAATCCGTCTTTGCCGTGAACATTTACCTTGTCGCCTTTGGAAAAATCGAAATCACTTATTTTCTTTGGTGTGTTATTGTGTTGCTCGCCATTGTTCATTTCTATTTCTCCTTGTTAATTACTTATTGTTAGTTTTGTGCAGATGCGGTATCTACGGTATCAGCCCACATAATCTTGAGAGCCTTTTTGCCTGCTCTAGGAGCAAGAGCCTTCAAGGAATAAGTTACGCCACCACTAGGGTCTTTTTGCCAACTTCTGCTTTGGTCGCCAGCAGGAACAACTTGGTCGATAACGATATTGGTTGCAAATCTTGCACTTCTACCAATATTAACAACAGTATTGGTTGCGGTTAAAACTGCGGAAATGTAGTTAGCCATTGCTTCTCTTTCAATCTTTGAGCCAGAAGTAGCGGTATAGTCGTATGTAACAAGTACAACTTCGCCTGCTTGTGCATCAGTAACAGTAATTTGAGTGCCTTCAATAGTAGCAGTTTTTTTAGAACCATCTGCACCTATAACGTGAATAAGACCTGTAGTACCACCTTCTGTACCTGAAGCATAAGTATGAGCAAGTGTTCCTTGTTTGTTTTCGTCAAGAGTAACCCCTTCTGAAATCGCTCTAAACCAGTCAGTGGCAGTAGTTGCCTTAAGTTCGGAACCACGCATCCAAGCATCCATATAAGGGTCAGTAGAAGAAACAACTATATCAATGTTAGTACCTTCGGTGTCGATATATGTATCTGCCGCATACGGACTATTACCGTCAGGTAGTTCGCCTTCACTTCTTGTTTCGTTGATTGTAATTGATTGTATTACGCACCTAGGAACGATAGTTTTTCCTGCAGCTACTGTGCCATTGGTATCGGTAGGCTCTAGCATAAATTGACCTGCTCTATCTACATAAGTGCCTTTCGTTTGATTTGAAAATTTTGCCATTATTATATCTCCTTAATTTTTTTAATATATTTCATCCCCTTCGGTTGAAAATCGAATAGAGATTTTTTCTTGATTGTTTTTGATAGCGGTTTGTGGAGAAGTACCTTGGCACTCGTAATCATAACCATCTATCGTTCTTCTATGAATGAGTCTTTTTATAA